TAAATAGTATATTTTTCATTCCCAAAGGCACTATTTTCAAATATAAAAAAAAAGATTATATTAATTATGTAACATGTATAAATGGTTCGGTATTAATAGAAACAAAAAACGAAACAATATTTCTTAATTCATATAATAAAATAAAACTTGAAAGTAATGATTTTTATGGTAAGGCACTTGAAAACACGTATTTGATTACATCAAATATGGAATTATAGCCACTTCCCAATAACACATCGTGATTTAGGGTTTCTAACTTTATCAGGCATATAGCAATCACAAAGTTTACAAACATTATCATCCCTAAAATTTTCACAATAAACACAAATTTCAATTCTTTTTTTTGCTAAATTTTCTATTTGATGATTTGATATTAATAATTTACTCATAAGATTTGTTATTTTATATGAAATATAAATAGAAATTTATTTAAAATTACTTCATCGATAAATTATTCGTCCTCCCTTGTTTGTTTTAATATTCTGATATGGATTGTTTTTGGCTTCCCAAGAAATGTTATGTAAAACTTCGGTTGATTTTAATGCATTATCATATATTCTTAATTTCTGAATTCCACCAATGAAGGATGAATTAAAATTTTGTTCAATTGTGAGATTCCTCTTTCTTTCATCTTGTACTAAAATATCTGATGCTGTGTATTTAAAATCACTCAAAAACAATGGAATATTTTTATTAAAAATTATATCTGATTCAATAAGTATTCCAATATTTATAAATTGTTGTCCAATATTATCATTTAATCTAAACACACTTTTTAAATTTTTCCAAGAATTTAATCCAGATTCATAGACAATTTCATCAATAATATTAATATCAACATCACCATAAGGTAAGATTGAAACTTTTTTCACGGAATTTTTATTAAAGAAACCAGAATCATATAATAATATTTCTGCAGTATAATCCCTATTCGAAAGAACTGAAATGGGTTTTTTATATTTAATAAAGTATGAATTACCTGTAGTACCTGTAAATTCAATTCTCATTACAGTAATTGGATGTTCAATATTTGGATCACAGAAATCTTTAATATAAAATGTTGTGTTATCTGAAATTAAACTTAAACCACTTAAACTTGTTATTCCGGTCGATGGATGATAGCATTCAGATGGTATTGGATTGTATTGAACATTAAAATTGTCTTTAATATATAAATCATTATCTTCGTTATATAAATAATATGTTTGAAAATCGTAATGCCACGAATTTTTCAAACCAAATGAACCACCACCCCAACTTATAACATAAGGAACTCCAATTTGTTTTTCTTTATCATTTGCAAATCCTTTAAAATACAATTCTGGAAATTCTTTAATAACCCAAAAATTTCGTCCATTTACATAAAAATTTAATTTTCCAGTTCTTCGATAAGGGCAATTAAGTAATTGGGGGTCATCAATAATATTATTAGGTGTAAACACTATTGTAATCCAAGTAAAACCAGTATTTTCAATTAATGAATTTGATTTATTGGTAACAATAAATCCGTTATTATCAATATATTTATATGCTAAATGTTTATCTTTTGTTAATTCAAATGCAATTATATTACTTTTTATATTTTCAATAGGATTTTCTATTAATAATTTATTTTCAAATCTATCTTCGTAAATATTAAAACTCTTTTTTATTGTTTGTTTTTCTAATATTGAATCTAAATAATTGTTCAAACTTGTTGTAATACCGGTTGTTGTTATTCCTGTCATTGTTTCACCTGAAAAATATGGATTGTATTTGTCTTCCGCACGCGTACCCATCATAAAAAAAATGCCGCTCGAATGTTGATATAAATATAATAAAGTTTCTATTGTAATTCCTTTAGCATATCTTGATGGAAATAATTCATAATTATAACCATTTAATTTAAAAAATCCTTGTAAATAGCCTCCGTTTAAATCAAAAAAATTTAAACTACCACCCGTAGAAGAAGTTGCGCTCATTGGAAGGTATTCGGTTGTTGCTGTAACACCACTTGTTTGCCGATTAGTAGGATTGTGAACTTTATTAAATCCCATCCTATACATTGAAAAAATATTATCTTTAGGTGTTATTGATAATTTATCCCACATTATATTAGTTCTACCAACATCAAATTCAGTTAAACCGAAATCATATAAATCAATATTATCTGAAAATGCGTTTTTCCATTTACATAAACTATTTACAGTCAAACCAGTATTTAAATTCCACGATTTTATATTAGTAACGTCTATATTGATAGCTAAATCATCTAAAATTATATCGTTTAAACAATCTAAACTCATTTTATTCAGTAATTTAATTATAAATACTAATTTCATTTGAATATTGTTAAGTATTTATAAAAAATATAAATAACATTATTTAATATAATTAAAAATGAAATCCGATAATAAGAAAAGACTTTTTGAAGTCATGAGTAGGTTAGATAAGACATTTAAATTTAATTCAACAAAAATCATAAAAGAAAACGAAGAAATTGGTGAGGGTGCATCATATAAGGCAAAACTTGAAGAAATTGTTAATTTGGCAAAAAGGGCATATGAAAACATACCCGATTCGGATATACCCATGTGGATTCAAGATAAAATAACTGCCGTAAAAGTTCATTTAACGGATATTGTTGATTTTTATCATACAAAAGAAGAAAAAGAAGAAACTAATGTTGAGGGAGAATTTCGTAAAATGGACGATGATGAAGAACATGAAGATTATATATCTACTAAAATTTAATTAAAAATATTATATAAAATGGCTGAATATCAAGGACATAATATTAAACTCAATAAACCATCGAGTGGTGATGTAAAGAAATATAAGGTTTTTGTGAAAGATCCAAGCACAAATAGAATAAAAAAGGTAAATTTTGGCGACAATAATATGGAAATTAAACGTGATAATCCTGAAAGACGTAAAAGTTTTCGTGCTCGTCATAAATGTGATAGTGCAAAAGACAAAACCACTCCACGTTATTGGTCTTGTAAATTTTGGTCAAATAAAAAAGTATCGGATATATTAAAAGAAGTCATTGAACCTGATAATGTCGATGTTTCATCAATACAAATGCATGAAACATTGAGTCCATTGATATGGGAATCTGAATATAAAATAAAACCAGAAGTTAGAAAAATATTATTAAAAAATGCAAAGAGATTTATTGAATATAGTAATATGGAAAATTTAAAATTTAAAGATATTATTCTAACAGGCAGTATGGCTAATTATAATTATAATGAAAATTCAGATTTAGACGTTCACATTATTTTAGACTTTGATCAAATTTCAGAAAATAAAGATTTTGTTGAAGAATTTTTAAAATTAAAAAAAAGTTTATGGAATGACAAACTTGATATTAAAATAAAAGGACATGATATTGAAATGTATTTTCAAGATGCTGATGAACCACATTATGCCTCTGGAATTTATTCTTTAATGAAAAATAAATGGTTAAAAAAACCAATTCGAAAAATATTTAATATTAATACTGCTGATGTTAAATTAAAAACTACGGATTTTATGAATGCAATTGATGAATTAGAAAAATTAATAGGCACAGATAAATTTTTAGAAAAATACGAAAAAATAAAAAACAAAATAGCAAAATACAGAAAAAGCGGACTTGAAAGAGAGGGAGAATTTTCTATTGAAAATCTTGTTTTTAAAATATTAAGAAATAGTGGTTATTTGCGCAAATTAGTTGAATTGAAAAATAAATATTTAACACAAGAATTAAGTATAAATGAACTTTTAAAAAATTAAATATGAAAATTATTGTTACAAAAAAACAATTAAAAGAATATATTGAAAAAAAGAAATCTGAAAAGATTTTTTATAGTATTGTTGAAGATTTATATAAAAACAATAAAAATTTAAATGAAACTGTTTTGTTAGAAAAAGCAAATCAGTCAGTTATTGATTACTACAAAAATAATGGTATGATAACACCAAAAGTTTATGAGATGCTAATAAAAAACAAAATAATTAATGAATATTATGAAATATTATAAAATAATCATTTTTTTATTCTTAATTAAGTATTTATAGAAAAAACAATAAAAACATAATATATATTATAAAAATATAAAAATGAAAAAGAATATTTCCAAAGAAGCATATTATGAAAGGCTTAGAAATTTAGCAGAAGTTAATAAAGATTCTTTAAAAGAAACAAGAACACGTAATCTTGGTACATTAATCGATTACAAGAGATCTGCTGATGGTATTGCTTATGGCATTGTTAAAGAAAACCATAACTATTATATTAAGAAAGGTGGTCTTAAAGAAAATTTAGATGTATCAGATTTTGTATATATTGGTGGATTGGAAAATATCACAGAATACCAATATAAAACCTTTTCCGATGCAGATAAAAATAGAAGTATGCTATTAGCTACCATCAATAATTCGTATAACTTAAAATTAGATGAAAGTAAAGTTAAACTTTCAAAAGAAGATGCTGGTGAGGAAATTAAAAAAGCGTCTGAAAAATTAAACGATTTAGATGCTTTAACAGCAAAAGCAAGTAGTTCTAATAAAGTAACAGATGCTGATTTAAATGCCGAAAAAGAAATGGAGGCTGGTTTAAAAGCACAACCATCTGATGAAAAAGAAGAATCCGAAAAAATTCCCGAAAAACCAGAAATGGAAAAAGATAAAACGGAAGATGATATGGAACAATTTAAAGATAATGAAAATTCTGAATCTGAAGATGGGGAAAGTGAAGAAACTAATGATGCTTCCTTATCTCCAGAAGATAAGGAAAGTCTTGTAAAAAAAGAAATTGAAAAAACTTTGGGCAAATTAACTCATAAGATAAGAAAAACTCATTTAGAACCAAGTGAAATTAAATCATATGTAAATACTTATCTCGCCGCATTCAAAGATAAAATTGATAAGGTTGATATTGAAGACAGAAAAGTTATGGCAGATAAGATTCTCAAAGTGGTTCCTGATGAAGAAATAAGTAGTGTTAGTGAAAAAATTCCACAAAATGATGAAGAAACTGAGGAGATTGAAGAAGAGGTATGTAATGAATGTGGTGGATTTGGAAGATATGCAGAGTCTTGGGGTTATACAAAAGAATCTTTAATGGAATGCGATAATGAAGTATTGGCAAATCTAATTAGTGGCTATGCAAATGCGTATAATGATGGTCAAAATAATGGTGATTTTAAATTAGTTGCTTTATTTGTAAATCCTGAGTTATTAAATAAACTTAAAGATGAGTATGGTCATAATGATTATGTTCAAAAATTAACCCCATATGTTGACCAGTTATCTGAATCAGACGAAGAAGATAAAATGGCGCAGATTGATGAACTTTGGAGTGGATTGAAGGGGGCTGTTGGTAAAATTGGCAGTGATATTAAAGCAGGTGCACAAAAAGCAGGACAAGCTGTTGCTGGTACTGCACAAAAAGCAGGACAGGCAGTTACTGGTGCTGCACAAAAAGCAGGACAGGCAGTTACTGGTGCCGCACAAAAAGCAGGACAGGCAGTTACTGGTGCCGCACAAAAAGCAGGACAGGCAGTTGCGGGTGTCGCACAAAAAGCAGGACAGATTAAAGCAGGTGCACAAAAAGCAGGGCAAGCTGTTGCTAGTACTGCACAAAAAGCAGGACAGGCAGTTGGTCAATATGCTCAGGGTGTTAAACAGGCTTATTATTCTGCGGAAGTAAATAATGAGATAAAAAAACTAGAAGATGTTGCAGCAAATTTGGGTAAACAAATTAATATATTAAACACAAAATTAGAAAAAGCGGGGAAATCACCCATCAATGCAAAAAGTATTTTAGCGACTATTCAAAATCAGATTTCTTCAAAAGGTTCTGCTAATTTAGGTAAATATGGTGTATCTGAAGAAGTTTCAGATCCTGTAGCTATTGAAGTACAACCCAATCTTAAAGAAGAGGATGAAAGCAATGAAAAAGAACAGTCAGTATTTACTCCAGATTCTGATATTTTGGGTGGTGATGTTATTAAACCAACTGAAAGCAATATTGAATTTGAAGATGTAGATGATAAGGGTGAAAATGAAATTGAGATAAAAGATTCAACTGTTAATATAACAATGAATGAAAGCGAAAAAAAACCATCCGCAGGATTATCTAAAGAAAAGAAAAGCGAAGTGGTTAAAGCAGCAAAATCTGGTAAGGATATTGGAAAAAAGGGTAAACATTTTGAAGATGTTGTAGAAAAAGCAAAAAAATATGGTGCAAAAGATCCTGAGGCAGTTGCTGCAGCAGCTATGTGGAAAAATATTAAAAGAGAAAGCGTTGAAGAAGAAAAAAATATTGATGAAAAATGGAATAAGGATGTTAAAGTGAAAAAAACAGGTGAACATGCCGGAAAAACAATTGAAGAAATTGATAAAGAATTAGCTGCATTAAAAAGAAAAAGCGAAAAATATCAAGAAGAAGGCAAGCCTGTTCCTAAGGAAATCATTGAAAAGGAACGTGAATTAATTTTTGCAAAAAGAGCAAAACGGCATTGGAAAGAAGGCGTTGAATCTAAAGAAGTAATGAGTGAATCGGAAATGAAATTAAGAAAATACATTCGTGCTCGTTTAGAAGAAAAATTAGGATTGAGAAAATCAATTTTGGATGAAAATAAGAAATCTCCGTTACTGAAAAAACTTGATGAAATGATTGATAAACAATATGATGAATATAAATATGAATTGGGTGTTGGAGAAAAAAAAGAACGAGTTCAAACTAATGAATCGGAAATGAAATTAAGAAAATACATTCGTGCTCGTTTAGAAGAAAAAATGGGATTGAAAAAATCAACTTTAGATGAAAATAAGAAATCTCCGTTACTGAAAAAACTTGATGAAATGATTGATAAACAATATGAATTGTATAAATCTATTAAATAAAAATAGTTTAAAATAAACGAGTAACGAATAAATAAAAAGAGGCTGCCTAAAAAGACCTTTAGATCTGAAATAGGCAGTCTCTTTTTTGTTTTATCAAATATTCATTTTCATTAGTATTTATAAAAAAACAAATTTATGATAGAAGATGATTCACAATTAAAACTAATTTTTGTGTTAAAAATTGGTTATAATTCAAAAGGAGAAGGATTGTATGAATTCATATTCTCAAAAAATCCTGAAAATATCGACGTTGAGGGGTGGTGTTGGGATATTTCTCCCGCATGCGATAATGCAATGCCGCCTACAGAAGATTATATTGATGCGGTTTATAGTTTAAAAACAAGTTCGTTCGATTTATTTTGTTTACATGAGGCTGTTGATAGAGAATATATGCATGGGTATCATACAATACATGCACTTGCATATGAAATTGAAAAGCAAATTGATGAAAATGGTAACGGAAGATACGGTGATTATGATGAAATGTTTAATAATAAAGAAGATGATGATTTACCTTTAATGGTATTTCACTATGGTATGACATTAGAAAAAGTTAAAGAGATATTGGGTGCAAGAAAGATTATTCTAAAAAATAATGAATTTATTGAAGTTTCTTCCATAAAATTCTAAAAATCACATACTAAACGAAAATTCTATAATTCAACAATATATTGTTGATAATTAAAGTATTTATTTAAAAAATATAATATGTCAGATAATTATACATTAAATATTGATCCTAAAAAAAACAAAAATGAAGAGGATGATAATATATATCCAGATCATAATCCTTTAATACCATATAATTATCAAAAAGAAAAAGAAAAAGAAGAGATTAGGAAAAAAGCAACCGAGCTTAGAAAAAAACAAAAAAAATTTGAGGCAATAATTGTTACTGAAAATGGTGAAGTAAAAAAAGCAAGTGAATTAACTCGTGAAGAAAGAATACATGAAATTATTCGTTGTAAAGCAGATCCGATATATTTTATTGAAACATATTTAACAATTTTTGACCAAACACAAGGAAATGGAGGAAAAATTGTACAATTTAAACTTTTTGAGTTTCAAAAAGAATTAATCGAAAATTATAAAAATAATAGATTTGTTGTTGCAAACAAATATCGTCAAGCAGGTGTTTCGACAACCACATGTGCATATATTGCTTGGTATATTATGTTTAACACAAACAGACAAGTGGCAATTGTTGCAAATAAACTTGAAACTGCTAAAGATGAATTAATGGCTGATGTTGTTAATTTTATTGAAAGTTGTCCAAGTTGGCTTAGACCTAAAACTGGTAAGGAAAGCGAAAAAAATTTAAAAAATACTCAAAAATTAAAAATATATGATAACGGATCTAAATTAGGTGCATATAGTGCTAGTGGTGGATTGCGTGGATATACCCCAACTTTATTATTTTGGGATGAAGTGGCGTGGACAGAAAAATCATACAATTTTTGGACTTCAGCAAAGCCTACTTTACAAACAGGTGGTAATGCAATTATGGTAAGTACTCCAAGTGGATTGGATGCAGTCTTTTATAAGACATTTATGGGAGCAAGAAATAATCAAAATAATTTCAAGGCAGTTGAAATTTGGTGGTTTAATGATCCAAGATATAACAAAGGACTACAATGGGTTAAAAACAAAGGAAAAGCCAATGAAATTAGAATAGATGATCAAAATTGGGATTCGAAAAAGAGAATTGCAATGATGATTGAAGGTTGGGAAGCAACATCACCATGGTTTGAAAATGAAATTCGTGAAGTTAATGGTGATATGCGTAAAATTGCGCAAGAATTATTATGTTCTTTTCTTGGATCTGGAGATAATTTTATTGCCGAAATTTATTTAAAACGAATTGAAGAAAATGAGATAAAGGTGCCACTTCGTCAAGAATATACCGATTTAAATGTTTGGATTTGGGAAGATCCTTTGCCAGCAGAAAATTACATTATGGCTCTTGACGCATCACCAGGTCATGGTGAAGACTATTCAAGTATGAATATTTTGAAAATAAAGGAAATTATTGAAGATAAAGTTATAACTAAGGGAGATAAAGTAAAAAAAGTTAAAATAAGAAGATATAAATCAGAACAAGTTGCGGAATATTATGGTAAAATATCACCACAATTGTTAGCAGAAATTGCTTATATTTTTGGTAAAAAATATAATAACGCGTATTGTGTTATTGATATTACTGGTGGTTATGGTATTCAAACAGTAGAAAAATTATTTGAATATGGTTATCCTATTGAATCTATTCATTATGCCGAAGTATCTCATAAGCCTTCAAGAGATAGATTAATGGGATATATAAAAAAGGGGCAAAAAGTATTATCAGATGGTAGTGTAATTACCGTTGATTTAATTCCAGGTTTTTTTATTGGTAATAATCGTGCCTCGGTATTACTTGAAATGCAAAGAGCAATACATTTAGAAGATGTTATAATTAGATCCATAAGATTATTAAATGAATTAAAAACTTTTGTTGTAGTTCCAGGAAATCGCATTGCAGATCATAAACGTTCATTTCATGATGATTCAATTATGAGTTTAGCTATTGGATTATATGTTTTAAATTACGATAAAGCAAAATTTAAACAAAGTAAAACTACAAGCGAAAAAATGTTAAATGCAATAATTACTGTAAATGATATAAAAGAAATTGGTAGTAAACATACATATAAACCAGTAATTTCACCTAATAGTACATCACCAATGAATCCATATATTACGTATGCATGGTTATTTGAAGGATTAGATAAAAAAAAGAATAAATAAATTGTATTTATATAAAAAATATAATTTTATTGTCTTTTGAATAAAAAGAAAGTATTTATAAAAAAATATAAATTTTTATAAAAATGGCGAATGAAGAAAAAAAAGGAACTATTTACCAACAATTAAATAAATTATTAAATTTAGATGGTTTTGGTTTTGAAAATACACAGCAACAATTCTCCACTTCTCAAAGTACTGTAACACAACAACCCAAAATTATTATTAAAGGGAATAGCCCTGATGAAGTTATGAGAAAAGGGTTGGAATTGCAGCAAAAATTAAATTTACAAAATAAATTTTTCAGAACAACCAATAGAGGATTTCAGAAGGCTTTACAATATGAAGCAGCGAGACTTCCAGCATATATTGATTATGAGGGTATGGAATACTATCCAATTATTTCAAGTGCTTTGGATTTATTTATGGAAGAAGCCACTACCATTGGTATTAATGGAAAAATGTTAAATATTTATTCGAATAAAGAGAGAATTAAATTATTGCTTGAAGAATTTTTCTATGATATTATTAATGTGAACATAAATTTACCTTTCTGGACAAGGAATACCTGTAAATATGGTGATAATTTTGTTTTATTATACGGTGAAAGAAAAAAGGGGATAACAACTGTAAAACAATTGGTTAATTATGATATCGAGCGCATGGAAAGAATAATAAATGGCAAACCAGTTATTAAATTTAAAGAAAGAATGACTGGTGATGAATTTAACGTATTTGAAATTGCGCATTTTAGATTATTGGGTGATGATAAATATTTGCCATATGGGTCATCAGTACTTAATAAAGTACGTAGGGTATTTAGACAACTTATAATGGTAGAAGATGCCATGTTAACATATCGTATTGTTAGGGCAGGAGAAAAGAAAGTATTTAAAATCGATGTTGGAAATATTGATGAAGAAGATATTGAAGAATATATCTATAAAGTTGCTACTAAATTTAAAAAAATATCACAAGTATCACCAAATGATGGTCAAATAGATTATCGTTTTAACATACTTGGCAACGATGAAGATTATTTCATTCCAGTAAGAAATGCAAATGTACAAACAGGTATTGATACATTACCAGGAGCATCCAATCTTGATCAAATTCATGATATTGAATATTTAAGAGATAATTTATTTGCAGGTCTTGGCATACCTAAACCATTTTTATCATTTCAAGATGCTGCCGGTGCAGGTAAAAATATGGCACAATATGATATACGATTTGCAAAAAAAGTTAATCGTATTCAACAAGCCATGATCCAAGAACTTAATAAAATGGCAATGATTCATTTATATTTGTTGGGATATAGTGGAGATGATTTGACTAATTTTCAATTAACTCTTACAAATCCTTCATTACAATCCGAACAAATGAAATCTGAATTGCTACGTGAAAAAGCACAAACGTATAATGAATTAACTCGCGGTGAAAATGGTATTGCTGCAATGTCACATACTACAGCTAAGAGAATATTATTTAATATGACAGATAAAGAAATAGTTGATGATTTGAAACAGCAAAAAATGGAAAAAGTTATTGTACAAGAACTTGCAGATTCTCCTACGGTAATAAAGAAAACGGGATTATTTTCTGATATTGATGCAAGATTTGGAGAACCTGTGGAGGGTGTTCCTATTACAGGTGGCACTGAATCAACGCCTACTGGGGGAAATGTACAAACTCCGCCATCACGTGGAGCTAATCCACCATCAACAGCAACATTACCATCAGCACCTGAAGTAGGTGCCAGCACATCCATGGGTGGTGGTGAAAGTGGTACTGAAACACCATCATTAGCAGAAAATTTAAATTCTATAAATATAAATAATAAGGATAAAATGAGTATTAATAAATTTAATGAATTTATTGAAAATCTATATAAAACAGAAGTTTCTGAAAAGGAAGTAAAAAAATCAAAAAAGCATAAAAAAATAATAACTGAAAACAATAATATTGTTGAAAATCAAAATAAAAAAGCATTTGAAATGGTAGAAGAAATTGATAAATTACTTGAAACAACTGAAAGTATTAACACTTTTCATGAGAATACTGATATTGAAAATATTGATTTAGATGATATTGAAGATATTGATTTGGACAATAAATAAATTATTGAATGTGTAGATAAACGTTTATAAATATTTATACTATTTATATTAAATTAAAGTAATCGATATGAAAAATTTAAATATTGGTATTGTCAATTTAATGTTATCTAACAAATTAAAAGATTCTTATTTTACCAACACATTAATAGAAGAATCAAAAGAAATTATTTCTGATTTTTTTAATGTTGTAAAAAATTCCCCTTTATTACAATTGGAATTTAATGTTTTCAATAATTTAGATAATAAGCATATTGATGATGAAGTAATTGCAACTCGTTACATTGACAATAACATTAAATTATTTGATATATATACTATCGAAGAAATAGATAAAGAAAGAGAAAAATTATTACCTTTTATTGATGAAAATAAAATCCCATTAAATAATAAAAAAGTAGAACTATATAATGCAATTGATACTTTAATTGAGGAATCATTAAAAGACTATAATGATGTTGATGTTGATGCAATCCATGAATCTTTTGTTATTGTTTTAAATCATATCAAAACACCTTCAAAAAAAATAAATGAAAATTTAGATATTGATATGATTAATGAAGATATTATTGAAATTGCAATTAATAAATTCAATAAAAAATATGAAACTTTAAATGAAAATGATAGAATTTTAATTCAAAGATTATCAACTGCTGATGAAAAGGATAAAGAAAAATTACTTGAGACATTTAAAAATGAAACACTTCTAATATTAGAGGGTTTATATAAAGAAATGTCCAAAGAAAACATTGCAAAAGCAATTGAAAAAATAAAAACAATGGCTTTTAATCCACAAAAAGTTGATGATGATATTATTAGTTTATATACCTTGAAAAAAGAATTGCTGTAAAATTAATTTTATGCATATTTTTCATAAAAATATTTTCTCATTGCATTAATATCAAATCTACATCCATGACCATTTAATCTTCCATTAGAACTAAATTGCCATATTGCCCAATCATTCCATCCTCTTGCAATTTTTGGATCATTTATTTCAGGTTTTTGTAAATATTGCGCATGCCATAATGGTATATTTTCAAATTTACTACTTGTATAATCTTCAAAAGTATATTTACCTCCATACAGAATAACATCATGACCATTAGATTTTAATTCGCTAATAAATGTGTTAATCCATAAATCATTATTAGCTTTATTTTTACTCCAAAATTTATTATTGACTTCATCATTTTCAAAATCTAAAACAAGTGGAAAATTGGGTTTTGGTAATGTAGAAACAACTTTTAAAAAATGTTGTGCTTGACCTTTAGCATCATTGACAACATCATTTCCAGTATATTGTTCTGCGTAATGATAATATCCTATTTTCAATCCTGCATTTTGGGCAGAAATTGCATTAGTTTTTGCCATCTTATCAATATAAGAATTACCTTGAGTTACTTTAATAAAAGCAAATTTTGGTTTAGGATCGTCTTCATATGTAGGATTTGCCAAAGCATCCCAATTAATTTTATCTTGATGATGTGAAACATCAACACCAAAAACAGAATTTAATTGTTCTAATCTTGCATTAGATATTGTAACTGCTTCTGCAACTAATTGTCCTGCGGACATTTCTTTAATGTTTGTCATATATGATTCTCCTCCATCAAAACCCATAAATGCCAATGGACTTGTAACCCTTGGCACTGGATATTTTAAAATTTTTGTACCTGAAAATGATGTTATTAATTTATTTTCTGTAAGATTATGTTCAACTGACAATATAATATATGCTCCATTAAAAAGAGGTATATTTTCTAATTGAAAATATTGTGTTGGTTGAATCATTAGATTTCCCAATCCAGTAACAGTTGCTTTATATGCCCTATTTTCATATAAATTATATAAATTCTGCCCTTTGGGGATTGCATGTTCTTTATTATCACCAGCTAATCTCGAAAGAATTTGTATTGATTCATTTGTTTCCGGATATTCTTTACTATCAATTTTTATTTCACTAAACATTGATTGATTTTGTTCTCCAAATCTAACTCTAAAAGCATTTACTCTATGATATGGAAAATTATCTTTTACTACACTAATTTCAGTTATTTGATTATTTCCATCAGAATTTGTTGTACAATTTTGAGTAGAAAAATCTGAAGCATCTGTTAAACTCAAATCTTCAATACCATCATTAGTAAATCCATTTTGAACTGTGGTTGGATAACTTGATGTTCCACCTATATACATACAAACAAATGCTGGTGTATTTTCAATTTCACCACTCGTATCAATTTTAAAGCATTCTTCCCATTCAGTTTCTCCAACCATAAAGTTTTGAAGAGGGAAAAATTCAAACCCATTTGCGGATAACAGACTTGATAAAACACTAAAAATACTAGTATTAGGGTCATCAAGTAAATCAATTAACATTTCGGCATTAATCATTGTGTCATTACCGATTGGATTCATTGCTCTATCAACAAATATAAACGAATCAATTAAACGTTTACCTTTTCTATTGAAAGGATATCCATAAATATTTTGGTCAGTTGGATTTGTTAACCATTTATCATTAATATTTTTAAATGAATAATATGTTTGTGTTATTATATCAATATCATTTTTCTTTTTATCTTCTTCAACTTCTTTTTTTTCTGCATCTCTTTTTTTAGTTTGAATTTGTGAATATAATTCAGACAGAAATTTTGAAAAATAACTATCATTTATTTTCTTTTTATTTGCATTCGTATTGATTGTTTTTAAGGATTGATATGCCGATGGATATTCCCTTTCCATTTTAAATGTATATTGACTAAAATTAATAACATACGATCTTTCTATCAGTGGTTTTAATATTAAATTATAATAATTAGCAATATTACTATTATCTTTGGGATCTAATCTTTTTTTATACGCTTTTTCTTTTTTATTTTCCGTATCGTTTTTAACATCATCATATAATTGTTTAATATACGAAAGAATTGATGAATATTCACCTCCAATTCCCTGATAAAAATCAAGAAACTCGTTTTTAAATAATTGTTTATCATTATATGACAAATACTCATTTACATCAAAATAGTCTGCAAAAATAAACAAAGATCTATCATAAATATATTGTCCACTTCCTCCTGTGAAATAATCAATAACATCTTTAATCCAGTATTCTTCATATGCATTTACTAATGCACCAATGTATAAACACAAAAATCTTGGTATTTCAATTGCGGCAGGAACACCAAATATCAAATCATTGTAGTTATTCGGATATTTATTAAAAGCACCAATAGCACTTCCAAAATTAGAAAGAATAAATAATGCACTTAATTTTGAATGATTATTAATAATATCTGGATAAATTATATCATCAAAATCACCACTAAAAGTATCGTAACGTATATTATTAGACAATGTTTTGCTCCAAACATCAACAATATTTTGAAAACTATTTAAACTTGCTTTTACCGATTTAACGGATCCTGATGCAAAAACAGTGTTACCAGAATTAAGTAAAAATTGTGGTTTATATATTGAATATTTATATTGCGTTGTATTGAAATAATCATTTACATCAATCAAATATCTTGTAATTAAATTATTATTATCATCATCAAAAATGTTATCAGTTGATTCATTTCCTTGTTTGTCTATTTTTTTATCCGAAATAAGCAAAACATTTTCATTAGTAAATTGATAATAAACTTCTTTATTTGTTCCTTTAAAAAATTCAGAAAATCCACTTCTTCTAACACTTCTTTTAAATTTATCAATCGGTCTTTCAGAATTTTGATTTATCGTTTGTTTATCTAATCTATTGAAATATAATTCAAGTCCTTTATAATTCGGATCTGTTTTATCTACGTATATTGGTTCTTCACTTGCAACATTTTCAATATAAATTTTAGTGTTATCTTTAAAACTATATGTTTCTGGAATTTGTTTTTCAAGTTCCACATAGAAATCATTAATATTGTCCTTGTATTTATTTGCAAATAAATTAACACTATCAGTATATGTTGAATTTATAATTGATGTTGCTAAATTAATGGCTTCAGATGTTGCATACATTTTAATATATTCTGACAATACTTTATTATTACTTGCAGAAGGATAAAAATTATCTGGTATAGCAAATTGCGATAGCACATAAAATCTATTTAACATAATATCCAATATCTGCGATATTTTATTCTTTTCAGAAGTATTGACAATATTTGGATTATCTATATTGTAATAAGGACTTTTAGCATTTAAATTACCAAGTTTTGAATCTATGGGTGAAATAGGAATCCATTCATTAGAACCGTCACTATTTTGATTTTCTCTCATATTTGCAAGATAATTTAATCTTGCTTGAGTAAAAAATGTTTCAATAAAATTATTAACAAATTCAATTTCGGGAAATGGTTTGGAACCCAATTTTGTTAATTTTTTGCTTAAATTAATTGGTGCAATCCTTTCTTCTTTATTTCCGCCACAAACAATTTTTTCTGTATCAACCACCAATGGAAATGCATATATTTTATCTGTAATATCTTTATATCCACTGCCTAATATTATTTTTTTTATTGCTTCGTCATTATGATGATTTTCTTCTGCTTCTTTTGATACCTTTTTTAGTTTTTCAAAGAAATTGTCAACATCATCTAAAATAATTTTAAATATATTATATATTGATGGTTCCATCCCTAATTTTTCATTCACCATATTATTGATTTTGGTGGAAATTTTCGTTGATAATTCAGTCAAATTTGTTTCTAAATTAAATTTTTCTTTGTATAGTGAAAGATATAAATCAGTTATATCTAAACCAACATATCTTGTGGTTTTATCTAAAACAATTCCCTTTGTTAAATTAAAATAATTATTAAAATCAATTTCAGATATTTTTAATTTAATTTCTTCTTTTTTTAAATTTAAAACACCAAAAGATGTATTTACAATTTTATCTTTATATTTTAGAAATGCGCCTTTTACTAATTCAATAAATTGCTGATTCGTTATAGTATTTGCTGATGCTGATGGCATTAAACTTTCGGTATTATATTGAACAGGTAAAACTATATATAATCTATCATCTAATTTTTCCGGTATACCGTTAGTTGAAAGTAATTTTATTTTCTGATCATAATCAGATAATAATGTTTGAGATATAGAATAATTTTCTTCCTTATCAGTATTTTTTGTTTTTGTTATTAAATATGAAGTTCCGTATTGAAAAATATCTGGATTTTCTCTATAACCATTTAGCAAATCAATAATTTCACCAATTTTCGTTATTAAAAATTTGGTTCTGTCATATTCTCTACTTTCTGCATCACTTTTAACTTTTTCGGTAACAGATGTATACAAATTTTTTAATTGTGTAATTAACATAAATGTATTGGTTGGCTTATTACTAGTTGAAGGAGATATTTCAGTTTGGGGATAGTTCATTAAAGCACCATTAACAATATATCTAAACAATACATCAGATAATGGTGCAAATGTCAGGGCAACAAAATTAGCGTCAATCACAAAATTTCCATTTTGTGAATTAAATTCTGTTGTATATTTAACTAAATGCAATAAATATTTTAATGCTTTACCATAATATCCTTTAATTGATAATTCAAATATAGGAGGAGGAAAATCAAATAATATTCTATATGGTGAATTTTCCTGATTGAAAAAAGATAATCCTCTAACATCAACAAATTGAATATTTACTGTTGGAACATAAGATGAGTTTACTGTAATTTTAATGTTAGTTATTCCAAAACTTTCGTATTGTGTATATGTGCCAGTACTTCCATCATAATAATTTGTAGTAAATTTTAAATAATTAGGATTTTTAGGATCATTATTTTGATCAATACCTAATAAATTAATTTCTTTTGGTTCTTCTAATCCTGTCTTCACAAAGCCTTGCCCAATATTTCCTTCACTTGATGTTATAATAACCGATCTTCCCCTTCTTTTTGCTTTTAGCTCAACAAAAATATACATATCTTGATATTGCGGAATTGCATTTATATTATTATTACCAAGATTTTTTGTGTTAATATCGTTAGGGTCAATTAGATTTACGTTACTTGCCATGTTTTATTATTTAATCATAAATACTTTTTATTAAAAAACCGAAATTTTCTTGTATTTATTATAAAATTTATTATATGACTTTATCAAATTTTTTATTAATTTATTATAATTATATAATTCAATATCAAGATATTTTTTTAGCATTTTTTATAATCTTCACATTAATATATGGATTTGTTATATTCAAATTAATGAAATCCATTAAAGAAAAAAGCAATGAAATTAAAATATTACAACAACAATATCTTGCAAGAGTTGATAATATCAGAAAAGAACATTCGGAAACTCTTGAAAGATTAAGACAAGAAATGGTTAAAAGAGAAGAAGAAAGAACTCGTCAATGGATTGAATCTGAAAAAGAAACTTTACATGTATTAAATGGCGTATCTAATATTTTAGATTTAAAAGAGAAATTAGATCATTCAGATTCAATGAAAATAATGAAAAAACTGGATGAGATTTATAATTTATTAAATAATAATAAATAAAATCTAAAATATTATGACAACAAATAAAAAATTAGAAAAACTTAAAGAAATTAATAAAAGCATTGATGAGTTGTTAATACAAATGGAAACACGAATGTTTATTGAAAATATTAATACAAATATTTCTGTTACAAATTTTTATAATAAAATAAAATCACACAACATTAAAATTTAAATAAATAATTGATACTATTTATATTAAATATATTTTAAAATGAATAAAAAATTCAATTTAAGTGAAGCAAAAATATTAAAACCAGGTGAAAGTGGTTTTGGTATTTTAATAGAACACGATGCGGGATATATTGCAAGTGATTTAAATCCATCATTAATAACGGAGGGATTTATACTTAAAGAAAATGAACCGATATTAATTAACTGTATTTTACAAAAATGGGGCATTAAAAATAAAAATGGTAGAATTTATCCCAAAGAAGTATTGGTACCAGAAGTAGAAAAATATCAAAAATTAGTAGAAACAAATTCTGCTGTTTCTGAAGCAGATCATCCAGATTCATCAATAATTTCACTTCATAACATTTCACACATGATAAGAAAAATGTGGTGGGGTAAAGGTGATCAGCAAAACGTTTTATTTGGTCAATTGGAACTCATTGTTTCTCCTGGATACATAAAATATGGCGTAGCTTCTGTCATTGGAGATAAAATCGTTCTTTATTTACAAAAAAAGATTAGATTGGGAATTTCTTCCCGTGGGGTTGGTTCGTTAAAAGAAATTAATGGAGAAAATATTGTTCAATCAGATTTTGAATTAATAGGTTTTGATTTAGTTTCAACTCCTAGTATACCTGGTGCTTATTTATTTCCCGAACAAAGCGGATTTAATTTTAATGAAAATATTATCAAAAATAAAGAAATTCCGCAATTAAATGAAAATGAAATAAAAGTAATTAATGCAATCGATAAATTTTTACTGTAAAATACAATGAATAATGTGACATAATTATTTTCTTTAATTAAAGAATTTTATAAAAATATTGAATTTTTTATATCAAACATGTATTTATATTAAAATTATGTTATTAGATAAGATAATTAAATATGGAAAACGATAAAAAATCAATATTAAAGGATGCTCTAAATGATTATAAACAAATTGTTGAAGCTGCTGAAATAAATGCTAAGAAAAAATTAGCAGAAGAGTTTCCTGAAAAATTTAATAGTTTATTAAAAGAAGAATTAAATAAAAATAAATCAACAAAAGAGTCTTATAAAAAAATAGACGAAAAAAAAGAGTCGAAAGACGATGTTGAAACTAAAAAAGATACTGATATGAAAAGTCAAGAAAAAAAAGAGACTAATAAAGTCGTAAAAGAAGGGCAACCTTTTAATGAAAAAGCTAAAGAGGTGACTAATGTTAAAGAAGACGTAAAAATTACAAATACTGTAGGTAAAAGCGATCCTTTTGAAGAAACCCCCAAAGAACAAAAGCAGGTCGAAGAAACTGTAAAAATTGTTAATACAGTTAAAGATGGGAAACCATTTGAAGAAGAACCTGAAAAAACTAAAAAGTCTCTTCAAAAAGAAGCGCTTGATCTTAAAGGACAAAATGTTGCCAGTGTTGGTACTGCTATCGAAAGTGCGGGTGATGATGATGATATTATTGTTGATGATGACGATGATGTTATCACAATGGACGATATTGAAGATGAAATTTTAAAAATGGATGAGCTTGACGAAAGATTTACTGACGTAGCAAATTCTGAATCACCATCTTATTTACCTAAAGATAGCAAGGGTATTGCATTCAATGAATTAATTAAAATGAGAAATCAAATTGATGAAATGATTGGTAATATGAAATCCGTTGAAGAAATGCATAATCCTGGTAAAGAAACTTTTGGTAGTGATAGCCAAATTGATGCTCTTCATAAGGAAGGTCCAACAAAAAAACTTGTTGATGAACTTCAAGATGATTATGAAATCACCGAAGAGGATATTAATGCCGTATTGGGTGATGAAGATGAAGTAGATGAAGCACATGGTGTTGGATATTCAAAGAGAAGGGCAATGCCTGGTAGGAATTTACCTAAATATGACTATTTAAGTCAAGGAGAAAAAGACCAGTCACCAGAAGCTATTAAAGAATCGGAAAAATTCATTAAGAATTTAATCGATGAAAATAAGAAACTGACTAAGAAAGTTAATGAAAGTATCGAATTTAAAAAGTCTGCCACTACATTAATTGAAAATTATAAAACGGCACTTGAAAAATATCGTACTCAATTAAAAGAAATGGCAATTTTCAACACCAATTTGGCTCATGTAAATAACCTTTTGGTAAATGAAGAATTGGCATTAACACAGGATGATAAAATAAAAATTATCAACGAATTTAAAAACGTAGATAGTATTGCTGAATCACAAAAAAAATACAAATCAATTCTTTCCGAAATGAAATACGAAAAGAAAAGTATTACAGAAACTCTTCAAGATAAGGCATCTGCCTCAATTGCCCCATCTTCGAAGAAAATTCTTGATGAAGCAAAAGAAATAACTGCATATGAAAACAATGATCATATCAAAAAAATGAAAAGAATCATTGAAACAATTGAACATAGAGGCAAAAAATAATAAGTAATTAAAAATTTTTAAATATGGGATTTTTATTAGAAAGTGGCGAAGTTGGTAATATTGGATTAAAAGCACTTCGCGAACAAAGAGAAATTATAACTAATCGTTGGGAAAAAATTGGTCTGCTTGAAGGACTTGAAGGTAATGTGAAAGAAAATGTTGCACAACTTTTTGAAAACCAGTTATCACATATGCTTAAAGAATCTACTGATTCTGCAAGTTCTGGTCAGTTTGAAACAGTAGCATTTCCTGTTATTCGCAGGGTATTTGCTAAACTGTTAGCAAATGATATTGTTTCCGTACAAGCATTAAACCTGCCTATCGGAAAATTATATTACATTAATCCAAAGGCTTCTGTGAGAGTTGCTCCTGCAGGTCTTAATCACACATCACCAAATGGCGCGTATTCAAATGCTGCTGAACTTGCACCTGGTACAGGAACACAGTTTGAAACCCGTTCATTATACGATGCATTTTATGCAACAGAATATGCAAGTGAAGGTGAATCATTATTTGACAGGTCTAAGGGTTCTATTACCTTAGTAACTGGGAATTGCGCTTCTGTTCTGGATTCTACGGGCAAATTTGCTACATTAACAATTACTGGATTTACCACAACCAGTGAAGGAAAACTTATTGGACCGGCTGGTGTTCCTATGGACACCGAATCATTCCTTGCTAGTTTAAGGATTTTTGCTGATGTCAATTTAGTTGCACCTACTTCTGAAGATTCAATTGTTGCTGGTAAAGACATTCCGTTCAATGTTAAGGTACAGCCTTACGGAAAAGCAATCGTTAGCAAAGATGGTAAGATTGTGCTTTTAGCCGACTTGACCTATCCTGGAACTAATGGATATCAGGCATTAAGTGGTTCTGGTTCTGCAACATTCTCATATGAGTATAAAGTATACAGCGACCTTGAAGAAGATTCTCGTATGGCTGAAGTGAGTTTCGTTCTTGATGATGTCACAGTTTCCGTTGAAACACGTAAAATGCGTGCATTATGGACTCCTGAACTTGCACAAGACGTAAGCGCATTCCATAACATTGATGCTGAAGCTGAATTAACTGCATTGCTCTCTGAACAAATGGCTGCCGAAATTGACCGTGAGATTCTACGCGACCTTCGTAGAGGTGCTGCTTGGACAACTCGTTGGGATTACAACGGACTTCGCAAACAGACCACCGGATATTTTGGTGTACAGAAGGACTGGAATCAGACCTTGATAACCAAGATTAACCAGATTTCAGCTCAAATACATAAATCAACACTTCGTGGTGGTGCTTCTTGGATTGTTGTATCTCCTGAAGTAAGTGCAGTATTCGATGACCTGGAATATTTCCATGTTAGCAATGCTGCCCCAGAACAGGATAAGTACAATATGGGTATTGAAAAAATCGGTGTTCTTAGTGGACGTTATATCGTTTATCGCGACCCATATTCTCCAGCAAACACAATTCTTGTTGGACATAAAGGAACTTCTATCTTAGAGACCGGTTATATTTACGCACCTTATATACCTATGCAATTAACTCCTGTCATGTACAATCCGTTTGATTTCACGCCAATTAGGGGTATTATGACACGTTATGCTAAAAAAATGGTACTGAATCGTTACTATGGTAGAATTTTCTGCGATGGTCTTACCACATTTGGTATTGGTGATTTACAATAGTAATATCTAATATAGTATAAAAAGGCTACTAAATTTAGTAGCCTTTTTATTTTTTTATATTAAGTTTGCATATAAACATATTTCTATGGAAGCACATCAATACAAAATTCGAAAAGAAAAGTCAGTCACAGAAAAACTGGATTTTTATAATAATTCAATTTCATTAAAAAACACGGAAATAAAATTAATTGATAAAGAAACAGCAAAAAAAATAATCATTGAATATGAATGGCTTAAATCAATGCCATACATTACCAACTATTGTTTTGGTATTTATTTCAACACAGAAAAGGGACAAAAACTAGGTGGGGTTTTGGTTTTTAGTACTGATTATACTGAAAACACTGGTGTCTGGACTAAATACGGATTTGAAAATAAATTATTGTTGTTAAGTAGAGGTGTTTGTTTGTGGTGGACGCCAAAAAACACTGCATCTTATTTCATATCAAGAGCATGTAAATGGATAAAAAATAACACTAAATATAGAATAATAACAGCAACCATTGATCCCGCTGCTGGTGAAATCGGAACAATATATCAATCATTAAATTGGATTTATGTTGGTGTTATGTCAGGTAACTACTACCACAATAAAGAATCAAAAAGATTTTCTGTATTAATTGATGGTAAGTTAAGATATAGTAGATGGATAAGAAATAAAATAGGTACAATGAAAAAAGATGAAATTATTAAACACTATCCCAATGCAATTTTTTTACCACAATACAGGAAAAGAAGATATTTTTACTTCATGGATTCAAAAACAAACAATGAAAAATACAAAAAATCAATAAAGCATTTAATTTTACCATATCCCCACAGAGATGAAAATGTGGTAGGAATTATATATAAAATAAGAAATAAAATAAATAATAAAATATACATTGGACAAACAATTCGTTCATTAAACGAAAGAATTTCTGAATATAAGAATGGGCTTGGTAATGAATATTTAAACAATGCCTTTAATAAATATGGATGGGATAATTTTGAATTTTCAATTATTGACACTGCAAATACAATAGAAGAACTAAATAATAAAGAAATTAAATATATTATTGAATATAAATCAAATCAAAAAGAATTTGGATATAATATACAATCAAGTGGTAATAATGCAACAACAACAATTGACACCATCAATAAAATGTCTAAATCACATCTTGGTATAAAACAAAATGAGGAATGGATTAATAAAAGAATTGCAATTTCAGGTAGTGATGAAGCAAAAAAATACGGAAAACGCAAATCAGAAGATGAAAAAAAACAATTATCAAAAAAATCCGCAAAATTTTGGTTAGGTAAATCACGCAGCGATGAAACTAAGCAGAAAATAAGCAAAACAAAAAAGATGAATGGTTTATCAGAATATCAAAAACAAAAAATTTGTAAAAAGGTATATAGAATAAACATAAAAACAAATGAAATTACTGTTTTTGATTCCACAAATAAAGCATCAGAATATATTGGAGTCAACCAATCAACAATATCAAGATGGTGTAGTAAACAAAGAATAATTTCTGGTTATTTATGGAAATTTTAATTTAAGCCAACTCATCGTTTGTATTGTTTTCATCATTAATTTCAATTAATTTTATTACTTCAAATGCTTCTGCAATATTTTCATATGCAACAATTTTTTCTTCCATTTTTTTATATACATTATAAAGTAATTCTTGTATTTGATTTAAATCAATAATCATTGAATGCGATTTTTCACTAAAATCAATCCATTCACCATTTTTCGTTTTATATTGACCAATAAATTTCAATTCTTCTTTTTGAGGGTCGAATTTAACTTTAATTCTTCTATTACGCATTGGAAGTTTTTTATTTTCTATAATATCAACTTCCTTTTCTTCTATTTTAATTATCCATTCCATATTTAAAAAATTTTGCTAAGATTTTAATTATAAAATTAATTATTCTTCATCAGTCCAATTATAATCAAAAATTAATTCATTCTTGGCTCTTGTATATGCAACATATTCCAAATTTTTTTCTTGAACATATTGCAAATAATTTACATTTTTCATTGGTAACAAATCGGGACGAATAATAAAAACCCTATTAGCTTCAAGACCCTTCACTTTATGAACTGTACTTAATACAATTCCTTCAATATCATCTTTAAATATCATTCTAATTTTATTTTTCAAATCTTCAACGCTATTTGATATTTTTGCTAAAAATAATAAAGTATTTACCTTATCTTGTAAATTAACAAAACCACTATGTTCGTTTATATTTATTACTCCGGAATCTTCTAATTCTTTTTTATATTTATCAATTTCTTTTTCCCAGAAATCAATTAATTTGGGTATATTGTTTATTGTTCCTATTAATTCTATCAATTGTATTCCAATATCAGAACCCTTAATCATAACTTTTTTTTGCTTAACTAAAAACTCAAAAAATAATTTAACAATTGGTGTTGTTGTTCTACATAAAATAAAATCACCATCTCCTGCTTCTTCTAAAACATTGCCTTCTCTTACAATACCATCAGGTGCATTGGGAAGTGCTTTAATATCTGGTACAATTTCTTGTGCTTTTTTTATTACATTTTTTGAGCATCTAAATGAAATTGATAATGGTAAAACTTTGGTATTATTAAATTTTTCGAACCATTGAAACGATTTTTCATCAGTTCCGTTAAAACCATAAATGCTTTGAAATGCATCTCCAACGCTAATTAATCTTCCAATATAATTGCCAGTTTTTTTATCTTTTTTTAATATTTTTTCAATTATTCTGATTTGACATTTATTTAAATCTTGAACTTCATCCACAAAGACATAATCTTGTGGAAACATCCATATCGAATTATCAATTGCTGGTAGATATACCATATCAATAAAATCAAAAGTTTTCCTATCGACAGTAGCAGTATCAAGTAATTTAATTACTCGTTTAAAATCGTTAGGTTTGTGAATATCAATTTCATATTTTTCAGCTATGTTTGGAATAAAATCTGGCTTTAATGTTAAAGTTAATCTACAAATATTAACAAGTTTTTTTAATGATTGTAGATAAAGATATATCTCCTCATCATTTTCAAATTCTTCATTTAATCTCCATTTTTTAGAAAATTCTTTTATGATTTTATCAATTTTAAACTCATCGAATTCTATTTTATCGCCATATTTTCTTTTTATTGCAGAAGTACCTAAGCCATAGGTTGTATAACATCTAACATATTCAGGTAATTTTTTTGTTAATTCTTCTTGAATATGTTTATTAAACGCTAAAAAAATTATATTTTTATCTTTAGGTAATAGTTTAATTGCTTCCACAATTGTTGTTGTTTTACCAGTGCCAGCATATGCTTTAATTAAAATATTTTCGTTTCTTTTTTCAATAAAATGAAATATTCTTTCTTGTTCTTCAGTTGGTTTAAAACTCATTTTTACAAATATTTTTATGAAAAAATAATTTTATTATTCAGATATTTCAGTCCAATTTTCATTATTAATTCCATCTTTCAATTCATACAATTTCATTTCATCTGTTACCAGAACTTTAAGACCAATTTGTCTTGTAAAAATTTTACCATCATAAAATATTTGTTCTTTATCTAATGCATTTCTCTCATCAATTGTTTTTACTTGAATGTGATAAGGAGTTTTTACAAAAAAAGAAGCATCTCCCGCTACTTTCATAGAATCAAAAATAATCAATGCCATTTCATCACTAATTTGTTGGAGAAATTGGATTGCATTATTTAATTGGGATATTGTTTCTTCATCCATAAAATTTTCCATTCTTCCATATAAATCATGAAAGATATATCTAGTTATTTCAATTGCAAGAAACTTATCCTCTGGATTATTTTCGTAATCAATAGGTAATTCAATTGATGGTCTACCTGATTTATTTAGAGAAATGTTATATTCAATTTTATTCATACTAAAAATTTTTAAAAATATTTTACAAATATATTACAATTAATTTCAATAACAAATATTTTTGAAAAAAATGAAAAAAAAATTAAGTATTTATATGAAATAAATATAATTATGGCTTTAATTAGTACTGCCGAAAAAAATAAGTTATACCTTCATATAAAGCATGAATTAGGATATCCATTAAGACCTTTTGAAATAACCGATGAAATGATGGATTCCTATCTTGAAATGGTAATTGAAGATTATTCAGCAATTTTAAATGCCTGGCTTATTGAACAACAATGGGTAGGTATTGAAGGATTAAATAAAGAAAATAGTGATTTTATTTCAGCCTTTACAAATAAATCGAATAAGTATATGGAATCTTTCACATATGCTTATTCACGTCAAGTCGGACTTGGTACTAATGCACCAGCAGCAAATGGATGGGAATTAAAGCGTGATTATATAATCACATCTGCAAATACACAACATTATATTATTCCTGCTGGAAGAGAAATTAATGAAGTGCTATGGGAAACTCCACCTGAAATTGATGGTGGATTGGTAGATCCATTTGCTTTAAATGCGTGGAGTCCAGGTATGGTTGGCTGGTCTTATTTGGGTCGTCCGGCAATGTATGTTCAACCAACATTTTCAACATTATTAACAGCACAGGATAGAAGAATGAAACAAAGAGTTTTACAATCCATATTAACATATCGTATTACAGGACTTGCGACTGGAGAAAAGATATTACATTTATATCCAATTCCGGGTTCCCGTGATGAAATACAGGGTATTTGGGGTAAACATTATGCAGGAAGAAAGGTGTGGTATTGGTATTATGATACCAAAAATAATGATGAAAGAGATAAATGTTTAGAAGAAAATCCAGATGTTGTTAAATTACCTTCAGATCCTCCAACAAAAATTTTAAAATGGGAAAATATGAACGACGTTGCTCGTCAACAAATTCGTAATCTTCTTATTGCAAAAGTAAAAATGGTTATTGGTGGAATTCGTGGATTTTATAGTGGTGAACTTGGTGTTACTGAAAAACAATTACAAATGGATTATCGCCATTTACTTGATGAAGGTACTAAATTGAAAGAAGATACAGAAAAATTAATTAAAGATCAATTAGATGCATTAAGACAAGAAAAATTAACAGATACTCGTGCTAAAATTGCTGAAAATGTAAACAAAGAACGTGGATATCAACCACCAATGTTTCCAATTATTCCAATTTAAGTTCAAATTTCATTTGACCGCAATCATAAATTTTATAATAGCCAAGTTCTGCCATAATTTGAGCTTCGTTTTTATTTAAATCATATCCATTTTTTATTAATATATCTTTCCTGAATTTAAATCTGTGATATAATATATATTCATGCGATTTGAAATACCAATAATTAGGTATTGTATTTCCTATAAATTCAAATCCTAATTTATTATACAAATTGCCATTACTATATCTTCTATTAGCATATGATATTATAGATTGAGGTTTGTATTTTTTTATAAAATAATTTAATAATTTACTTGCTCCACCAATTACCTGAGTGTCTAATTTATTACAAAATCTAAGCATTTCATATTTATCATCGGAATTTTCCTTATTACCCAATGCAATTCGTTTTTTTCCAAATGTCATTATTGAAATTAATTCATTATCATAAAACAATCCGATTTTATATTTAGAATTTATTGCACCTTGTATGTGATTTTTATTTAAAAAATCAATAGCTTGTTTGGTATTCAATTCTTTAATTTTGCATTTTCTTGCATATATTCTTTTATTAAAAAATCCTAATTTACTTTTAATTATGGATTTAACAATATTTTTTTTATAAATCCATTCATTTTCAAATATATGCAGAAGTTGAATTCCCGCCTTTTCGCATAGTTCTGTTTTATTTAAATGATAGTTTTTATCTAAGAATAAATCCGAATGCCAATATAATCCATCAAATTCAATTCCTAATTTATTATCTGGTATATAAATATCTATTTCTTTATTATCGATTTTGGTTTTCTCAATTTTTATTTTTAATTCATTTTCAATAAAATCTTTAAGTTCATATTCTTTAATTGATGAATGTTCATTAATCGGATTACATATTGTGCATATATTTTCAATTCCATATTTAATTCTATTTTTTAATACATATCTATTAATTTCAAATGATTTATGCTTTTTACAAAAATTATGTATTATAAAATTGTCATTATGATACTCTAAATCATTAATATCTATATTTAACTTATCAACCCATCTTTGCAATGTTTTGAAAAATATTTTATTTTTAAATTCATTGGATTGAGAATAACATTTCACGCCATATTTGTCAAGACATGTTCCAATTGCCTTTTCTCTGTTATTAAAATATTCATTATTATATTTTGCTAAGAAAGTTTTTTTTGCTTTTTCTCTATTATTAAAATACTCAATACCATATTTTTCTAATGAGGTTTCTTTTGCCTTTTTTCTATTGGTATAATTTTTTTTACCATATTTTTTTAATGAGGTTTCTTGTGCTTTTTTTCTGTTATTATAATATTCATCATTATAACGATTTTTCTTTGTTAATTTTGTTTGAGTTAAATTAGTAAAATTTTCATCACCATAACGATTTTTTTTTGTATTTTTGACTTTATTTAATATTAATGAAGATTTCATGGGATTATCCACACCATATTTTGCAATTAAAGAATTTTTAATATTGTTTTTGTTATTAATATCACTGTTTTTACATTTGACTGAACAATAACTTCTATAACCTTTATTAAATCCCATAAATTTTACAAAATTATTGCATGATT